TGAGTCAAGTTGGTGTTCGAAATTTAGCGCAGAAAAGTGGTGCTGCTGCTATGACAGAAACATATGGTACTATTTCAGATCCTGATGTAGTTGCCGTAGGTCACACATGTTGGAGCGCGTATACTGTTCAGCAAGCAATTTCATTTGCCCTTATTCGGAAGTTGTTATTTAAAGCTGGAGTTAGTACAGATTCAGTTGTCACCAATATTGAACTTGGTCAGCGAGAAGGTTCTGTGTCCGGGGGGTGGAAGATTATTTTTGATAGATATGATACTGATGGTACCATTACTACCAATACTTATGAAGTTCCTGAGTTTGCTACTATTAAAAATTTAGCCGAAACTTCGGGTTTAATGGGTTATCTCTCAGATCAGTGGACTGATGCTAATTCTAAAAAACTTGAGAATATCAAGTTATATATAACCGATAATAATGAACATGGCAACAGGTTGCAGGCTAATCTTAATATGAAACAGATTAGCTTAACGTTAATGTTGCATGTGACTACAAATTTCCAGAATAGGACTTTAGGTGCAGTTAGTGGTGGTGATCAAGCAGATACTGTTGATGCACAACCTTTAAAGGGACCTGCATTTAGTTTTCGTGGTATGCCGAAAAGCAAAGGTATGCAACATTTTAGAGTCGAAAATGCCCGTCGTGAAGGTGTTATACTTTGGAGACGTGCTATTGAACCTTATGCTGAGCAATGGCTTGAAGTTCCTGTTAGGAATGATTTTTCTAATATTACTGAAAGTCAGTATGTTCGCCTTGGTCCCGGACAGATCAAAAGTTTTTCTATTTCGAAAAAGTTTAGCGGTTCTTTTACCCTTGTAATGGATACCCTAAAGATTTGCTCAGAAGGGTCAGGTCTTAGTCAACGTTATTCCAATTGTCCTGGTCCATCTCAATTGGTATTTTTTGAAGAGGAAATGAATACTGGTAGTTCCAACAGTATTAAGATAGGTTATGAGAGTCAACATACTGCAGGTGCAATTGTTAGTGACTTGAAATCGCCTTCTCTGCAGGGATATTTTTCTTCCGCTGCGGTTAACGAGCCTGTAGTTTAAAGCTATTAGTAAGCACGTGAATGAGAATCGTTCACCAGTATTACTTACTAATAGCGGTTCTCAATTCTCACAGAGGGATTAAGTTAATAAATAAAAAGAATGTTCTAGAACGATTGCGCAATCGTGTGTGGTTGTCAATGAATTTTATATAAATAGAGAAGATTTTTATCACGTACTTATGTCAAGACGTCAAGGAATCTTCTGGTTATTAACTATCCCTCAACATGACTTCCTCCCCTATCTTCCCCCAACCTGCCAGTACATTGTCGGACAGCTTGAAGTCGGAAACGGAACAGGCTACTTGCACTGGCAAATACTTGTGGCCTTCCGCGACAAACAATCCCTTGCTGGAGTCAAAGCTGTTTTCGGAGGATCCGTTCATTCAGAACTGTCACGAAGCTCTGCCGCCTCCAAGTATGTGCAGAAAGAAGAAACACGTGTCGAAGGTACTCAATTTGAACTTGGAGCCAAACCCTTCTCCCGGAACTCCCGTGTTGAATGGGAAAACGTATGGACCGCCGCCCAGTCCGGGGATTTATCCGCCATACCCGCGAATGTACGCGTGGTCAATTATAGGACGATTCGAGCCATTGGTTCAGATTATTCAAGATGCATCGGAATGGTCAGAGAATGTCGAGTCTTTTGGGGGAAAACAGGAACTGGAAAATCTAGACGAGCTTGGGATGAAGCGGGTATGGAGGCTTACTGTAAGGATCCGCGGACCAAGTTCTGGGATGGTTATCAGACTCAAGAACATGTTGTTATCGATGAATTTCGAGGAGGTATTGACATTGCCCATTTGCTCAGATGGCTTGATCGGTACCCAGTACGAGTGGAGATCAAGGGATCTTCCAAACCTTTACTTGCAAAGAAGATATGGGTCACCTCCAATTTACGACCGAGCCTCTGGTATCCTGATGTAGATGTAGAAACAATTGAAGCTTTAATGCGTAGATTGATTGTAGAGGAGTTAGAATAAAAAAAATATTTATGTGGAAACAAAAGAATGGTAGACCTCACCGCACTTGGCGTGGCTACAAGTCTTCTAAGTCTACTGGACGTTGTAGTAAATGTACTTCATTATTGTCGCGTGTTCGGAAACTTCCAGTCGAGCTGCGGTCTAAGATTAGGGGCTACTATAAAACAGGACTCAGATCTCGAGCGTCAAGACCAAAATTCCAAATGAGATTAAAAAAGAGAGTTGGCAAATATTTTAAAAAACGTTAGGGTCAGGGTTTAGAGTTAGCTTAAATAAATTAAATGAATCCTAATAAAAAGAGATTGATGTTGTATGATCAACAATTTGGAGCTCGTTCTGGTCCATTTGGTAGTTGGTGGGGTAAGAAGAGTACTAGCACCAGTCCTGGTAATAGTACATATGCTGGTAGAGTTTTGAAACCCTCGAAATTGAGTCAAGTTGGTGTTCGAAATTTAGCGCAGAAAAGTGGTGCTGCTGCTATGACAGAAACATATGGTACTATTTCAGATCCTGATGTAGTTGCCGTAGGTCACACATGTTGGAGCGCGTA